GGCTAAGAGCCAATCTCTTCGTCAATTACTTCAAGCGACGGCAGATGGTTATCTTCAAGCGAAGTTTAACTTTCTACCGCTTTGGTCGGATATTGTCGGCATTCATTCGGCAATATCGAAATCACTTAGGCGCCTAGGCGTTCAAGTGAATTCTGGCGGACGTCCCTTAACTTCACATTTTAATGTAAAGTTAAAAGAATTCGATCAACCGGATGACGATATTATCGATTCGGACTGGCTCTTCAACTACCTTAAAGGGTGGTATGGAGGCTTTCCGAATTCGCAAGTATCGTTCAGAAGGTCGATCGTTTATTCTGAGACGTCGTTCCACGCTCAAGTGCAATATAATGCAAATTATAGTGCATTTCAGCTTGCGCATGCGCAAGGTCTGACGCTTCTAGATCAGCTGGGGGTTAACCTTAACCCTCAGATTATCTGGAATGCGATCCCTTGGTCATTCGTGGTAGATTGGATCGCCAATGTTGGCGAATATCTATCACGTTTCACCTTGGAGAACATGGAGCCCACGATTAACATAATGCAGTACCTATGGTCGGTCCGGCGCGAGCGGAAAATTAGTGTTGAGGCCACCTTTGATGGTGTCCTTGGCACTGAAGCTCCGTATCCGCCGAATGCCGGCTATTTGGTACATAAGTATCCTGCGATTGTCGAGGTGGCTTATAGCCGCCAAGTTGGGTTGCCGGATGCTAGCTCGTTTTTGACGAGCGGGCTGAACTTGAATGAGTTCAGCTTGGCCGCGGCTCTCGCGATAACGCGAAAGCCAAAGGTCCGAACACCCGCGGGTAAGCCGAGAGGCCTACCGCGGTCCCAAATGCATGTTAACAAACACACTTAACACAAACGAAGTGAAGAATGCGGCCGGCACCGAAGTTGAATTCGGACGCTGGTCGATCGGCGACAGGTCAACGGTCTTCAGTCAACTGACTGAAGCCCCTTCAGCTCCTCACCGTCTCTCGATATCTCATCAAGAGAACGGCTCTGGTTTGAAGAAAAGGCGGCGGAGTCTTATTCGATTTGACAAGACTGTCATGTCGACTGTAGATACTACGCTGCCCGTTGTTGTCTCGGCTTATGCGGTGCTTGACGCTCCTGTTGGAGCGTTGCTCGCTAATACCGAGATGGCCAATGTCCTCGCGGAGCTCATGTCTTTCCTTGCCACAACTGGCTCTGGAACGACTGTTCTCTTCGATGGCACTGGGACCGGTGCTGCTGCAATGTTATCCGGCGGGGTTTAACCCGTCGTATGACACTGCCTTCATCTGATCCTCTATGTACGTTTGCTTATCTCTTGGCATATGTTCTTACTCGTGATTTAATCATGAGTCTGAATTTTCTGCGCAAGAGAAGACGTACTAAGCGAGTCAGTTCGTCTCAACCACCTTATCTCCAGCGATGGAGATAAAGCAGCAGCTCATACGGGGGGGTATGTTACTTGGTATCTTGCATCGGCTAAAGAAGCCACTACTGTCTCATCTGTGCTTAACAGCACAGTTCTTGAGACGAAGTAGTTGTTTTCTCCGTCGATCAGGGTACTCCGTAGCTCTCCCACGTATGGGTATGTTGTCGAATTGATCTCTATCAACACTTGGTATGGCGCCCCAACCTTAATAGTTGAGGTATGACGCTGTCCAATTGTTGGAGACGGTTCGAACGATGCGTTAAGAGCTTTCAACAACTCTTTCGCTCGTCTGCTCTTCTGTGTTTGTCTTCGGATACTCATAGGATTGCTGTGGTTGGATGTTCACGATTGTCGTGACTAAGTGTGTACATGCTCTAGGAGAGTCACCATATATATGGCACTCAATAAGAGCCTAGATGAAATAAAACTCATCGCCACACTTCTTCACGATGTCTCAATGACACATGAGGAGGTGTTCAACTACACCGCATGCCGAAAGACCCAAAAGTGGATCTATAAGCGTGCGGCCTCTGAAGGAATTGGTTTTCTTACGAAAACCCTTTCTCGCTTGGGTAAGGCCTTTGATAAGGCCTTGTCCGAGGAATCCCCGTTAAAAGCTAGTAAGTTGAGATTTCCATCTCAGCCCAATAGTGAATTGCCCAGGTTTCTGGGTGAATTCTTTAACAGGGTCCTCGATCCAAGCGGGGTTGTCCTTCATCAACCGTGTGTTCAAAGTATCGCTGTAATTCGCGACCTTTGTTACTTGTTTTACAAGTACGAAGTTCCTTATTCGGAAGTACAAGAACAGCAAGTTATCGATTCGTTTGAGAAAACGGAGGATGACTTGAATTCAGTAACTACACAAATCGATGAACTTCGACGAGTGGTTTTGCAAACTGATACTCACTCAAGGGTTTGCACCTTTGAGCAGGTAGATGTTGCACGCAGGGCGAGGAGATCTTTGTCAGATCTCTTCGCGTATTTCGATCCGAGAGATATTCTACCGAGACACGGTCCCGGGGCAGTTGCTACCAAGCAAAAGCTCTGGAACAAGTTTCAGTGGACTAATGTCTCTTCTCGTATCACAGACATGTATCCGTTTGACGCATATTTTTGTGCGTCAGCTGGACATGTATGTGATTCGTATAATGGTTTTAAAACCATTACCGATACAGACCTACCGGCAAGAGTTCTACTCGTGCCGAAGGACTCACGCGGCCCTCGCCTTATCTCTTGTGAACCCGTTGATTTTCAATGGATTCAACAAGGGCTCGGCAGGGCAGTTACTGATCTGGTGGAGCGAAGTCCCATTACCAAATGGAACATAAACTTCACATATCAGCAACCTAATCAGTTCGGCTCTCTTTTAGGGAGCTTAACTGGCAAATACGCGACCCTTGACCTCAAGGAGGCAAGTGATCGTGTATCAGTTGCGTTAGTTCGCCTGTTGTTTCCAGCTCATATATATGAGTATCTGGATGCTTGCAGGAGTACTTCTACGGTGCTGCCAAGTGGCAAGGAAATAAAACTCAAAAAGTTTGCCCCGATGGGAAGCAGTCTCTGCTTTCCCATTATGGCTTTAACTGTTTGGGCTATCCTTAACGCAGCAGCGCCCGATACGGATACCCGTGAGGGTATCCTCGTGTATGGTGATGATGTGATTGTACCCACGGCCTTCGCCGGAGACGCAATCGAACACCTCGAATCGTTTGGGTTAAAAGTTAACCGCGATAAGAGTTGTATCAAAGGACACTTCAGAGAGTCCTGTGGCGTCGATGCCTTCAGAGGTATCAACGTTACACCGCTTCGAATTCGAACGGTTTGGTCATCTACACCATCGGCTGAGTCCTATACGAGTTGGATCGCTTACGCGAATTCCTTCTACGATAGGAGGTACTACGCGACCTACGAGTACATTGTAGGGGAACTTGTCCGTACCTACGGGCAGATTCCGGGCGACGACATGTCGTTGACATGTCCGAGTCTTCGTGTAACCCCACTCGAGCAAAGGCCTTTTAAGACACGATTTAACCAACGTCTTCAGATAAGACAATGGTTAGTACGTGATCTTAAGGCCCCTGTCGTCACTCATGTTTCAGACGGCTGGTCAATGCTTCTTCGGTATTTTACCGAAGCTGGCAGAGGCAGGTCTACGAAACCGACAGATCGGCGGTTGCCTTCAACTTTTGTTGAAGAACACCCGTTTAGTGTCAGTTCATACACACAGCGCGGCACGAGCATGCTCGTGCGACGTTGGCGATGAG